AAATAAAGGAGCAGCACCAAAGCGGCCAGCAGAACGAAGGCCATAAAACTCAGAAGCAGCGGCAGGACTACGAGACATCTGTGCAAGAGCCAGTGCTTGTTGTTCTGCAGCATTATACATCTGCTGCTGTACATTTTGCGGTGTAATCCCAAATAACGATTGAACTATGTTTTGATCTGCCATTTTAATTCCTTAGGATTTAAAGATGCCTTCTTGTTGCATAAGCATATTAGTTTGTTGGCTTCCAGGAATGGTTCCATAATTTGCTGCTGTAAATATACTAGGTACTGTTGAACTAAACAAGTTACCTACTAAGTTTTGTAACTGCCCACCAGCGGCAGAAGTCTGACCAGATTTAATATTAGCTGCGCTTGTTAGCAACGGAACCGAATATTGTAACCCACTTAGCGTAGATAGACGCTGTGCCTCTGCATTACGAAGAGCAAGGTTAATTTGATCCTGTGATAGTCCCTGAGCACGCAACAATTGATTCAATGTTTGGATGTCAATATTCTGTGCTTGTGTCTGTAAACCAGAAGCAAGTTGTTGTTGACGCAATGCTTCAGAAACACCAAATTGAGTTGATTGTAGCGCCTGTTGTGCTTTAGCGGTTTCTTGTGCAGACAAGAGCGACTCAAACAGAGGATTTACAGTTCTCATACCACCACCAGTAGTAGGTAAGTTCTGACCAAAGCCAGTCAAACCACGAGACTGTAGATTTTGTAACAATGCCTCTTGTTCACGTTTTCTAACAGGAGAAGTTAATGCTTCGATTTGATCGTACAGGGTTTGAGCACTCTTAGTAGGATCAATTGCTTGTAAAGAAGCTAAAGATTCTTTTAATGCTTCTGCTTGTATTTTTTTATAATCTTCAGAAAGAGTTGTTTCTGCTTTATCCGCACTTATCTTAGTTGTTCCAAGTCCTGTTGTTACAGTAAACGGAGTAAACGAAGGCTGTGCTGTTGTGCCAGCAGTAGTAGCTGCTTTTTGAATATTTGTTGCTGCTGTTCCAAGATCAGATGCAATCTTTGATGCAGTGGCATAATCGATGCCAGCATTAAGCAAATCTTTTACGGTTGTATTGCCTAAGAAGTTTGATAATATATTTGCTGCGCCAGAAAATAATCCACCAGCATTAGTTATTACAGGCACAGGTGGAGGCGTAGTCGTTACTGGTGGCGGTGTGGTAGTTACTGGCGGCGGTGTAGTTGTAGTAGTGGGTCCAGGCGGTGGTGTAGTCGTTACTGGTGGAGGTGTAAGCATACCTGGAGTTGTTCCAGGGGTTCCTGAAGGAGAGCTAGCTGGGTTTGTAATTAAAGGCGTAGTTGGACTATAAAATTTACCAATGTCGGCACTAATTGCTGAAGCCGCTGCACCACTTACAGCCAAATCAGCAGCACTAGCGGCAATTACAGGATCAACACCAGCAGCAACTAGATTTTGTTGAATTGCAGAAGCCCCAAGACCTTGTCCTGCTAATTGCGAAGCATCAGCAGCAATAAAATCAGCTTCTGAAATAATACTACCAACAGGTAAATCTAGTTTTGATACAACATCATTTAAACCAATGTTATTAAGAAAATTACCAGCAGCGCCAGACTGAACAAAATAAGTTCCTGCTGCTGTTACAAAACTAGTAATAAGTGCTTTTTCTGCATCACCTGTTGTTACACCAGAAATTACTCCACTTAAAACAGCATTGCCTACTGTCTTTGCTGCTACTACATCTGCTATTCCCATTTCAGCGCCAATAGCAGCGCCAGCATTAGGAAAAGCAAGGGTAACAGCTAATGGAAGAACTGATTTTACAAAGTCACCAAAACGGCGACCTTGATCAGCACGTTGTCTATCCCTTTGCTGCATATAGTCTTGTGTTTCTTGTGCCGTTGGTTGACGACCAAGACGCTCACGAAGTTCAGCCTCATCACTGGTTTTAACTGCCTCAGCAATCTTTTCAGCAGCATTTGGACTTGTCAGAGCATCTTTGAAGTAAGCATAACCAGAGGCATCAAGATCACGACCTGCATACTCTTTATAAATACGAGCAAGTTCTGCAGCAGCAGGATCGGCATTAACTTTCTGTCCTTCAGGAGAAACTTTTAACTCTGCCTTTAGTGCCTCAATCTCACTGTTGCCATAAGAACCAATATACGGCTTTTCTTTAGATAAATATTCAGTGTAAGTCTTTACGCCACTAGCATCAGGATCTCTACCAAGAACATTTTGATAGATTGTCTTGATTAGTGTTTGACCTTCTGGAGAATAAGCCAAATCCTTTTTAATTTGCTCAAGAGACTTATCAGACTCAGTATAAGATAACAACCCAGAAATATCAGGACCACGCCCAAGAGTTTCTTGGTAGATACGAGAGATTTCCATAATCCTATCTTCGGCATTTGGAAACCTGTCTGTTACTTGTCTAACAACATCATTTGTCTGTCTTACATCAATGTTTGGCATTGCTGTCGCAGGCGTAGACAACATCGGAGCAGGCGCAGGCGTTGGGGCAGGTGTAGGCGCTGGCGCAGGAGCCGAAGTAAACATCGGTGTTGCCACAGGCGCTGGTGCTGGTGTCGGAGCAGGTGCTGCTGATGGAATACCACCAGATGCTAAATTTGCATTATAGACCTGTAGTGCATCCATAATGTTAGTATAACCCATTGCTTGTAACTGCGGCAATGCTTCAGAAAACGTAGCCATTTAGTATGTACCTCCACCGATAGTGCCGCTGAATGTGCCACTGACAGTCAGATTGGCAACAGTAACAGTGCCAGTAAAAGTAGGACTAGCAGAGTCAGACTTAGTTGCAACTGCAGTAGCAATGTTAGTAAATTCTGTATCGATCTCAGAGCCACGAACAATCTTACCAGGATCGCCAGTAGTCAGCGAATCCTTGGCTGTAAAGTTAGTAGTCTTAACATAGTTACTCATTATATAGTCCTTCCAGTAACAGCATAAATGTCAAGTTTTTGAATAGACACAGGATAGCCATTTACCTCTGCGTCAACGCCTATCTGAACAACGTTGCCGTTACCAGATAGTTGTCTTTTTAGGTTCTCAAGAAAAATAGATGCTGAGTATTCAGCAATACCATACTCTGCTATTCCATATTCAGACACATCGCCAGAAACTGTAGTAATCTGAGTTGACTTATAGTCGTTGGAATAGTCAAAGGCCCACTTAATGTCAAAGGTAGTAGCAGCAGCGCCAACAGTAACAATACCAATCTTCTTTAACATCTTTATCACAGACGGTGACCCAAAGTCAAGATAAGGAGTATAATAAGAAAAAATGTATGTTGATGAGTTATCGTTATAGCCAGTGTATTGAGCAATTCCATTGGTCTTCCCCAAAAGCAATCTGCGATCACGAGTGGCACACAATCCCCTTGGAGAGATGTTGTCCCATACAGTTGCTCTTGCGGAACCATCTTGCAAGAACTGCCTTAAATCAAAATAGTAAGTAAATCCAGAGTTAGGCAACGTCAGTAGATAGAAAGCATCTGAAGCAAAGTAGACGCTTCTAATGTTCTCTGTATTCTCACTAGCAATATAGTCTAGTAATGTGTCTCTAACGTTACGGCTAATGTCCCTAACTGGTGCAGACTTCTCCTGTATAGTTCTTGCTAATGAGCGCACACCAGTGGCACTAAGAAACAGCACATCTGTACCAATGTTCTGCACAGAATCTCTAGAGATACAACCAACACCTACAATCACATCCTGCAGTGTCAGATTAGACACATTAGAGGCACTATTGTAGATAACAATATTCTTCTCACAGAAGATTATTAAGAAATCATTGTGAGCCGCTAGTGCAATAATTCTGTCATCACCAGGAACAACCTTTTCTAGGTTGATTACACCAGAGCCAGAGCCAGTAAAGTCACTAGGATCTAATAATCTACTGTAGTATACAGTCAGCTTATCTATGTCACTAATATTAGCAAGCCAAGTGCGGCCAAAAGCACCGATGCCACAGCGAGGCAAGAATGTTGTTGCTGAGAAGCCTGACGGCACTGTACCAACATCAGACAATAACTGAAAACCAAAGGCACCATTGTGTGCATGAGCAGCGCCACCACTACTAGGCATCTTATGATACATTAAAGGCTTGTGGCCTTCCTGTACTATAAGCGCATGAGGCGATGCTGTCAAACCACTGCTGTACTGTGCTGGTATGACTTGCCAGTTATTACCTGTTATGGTCTAAGTTGCGTTACCG